GAGACCCGTCCCGACCTGGGTCTGGGCATCTGCGGCGAGCACGGCGGCGATCCTTCCAGCGTCGAGTTCTGCCACAAGGTTGGTCTGGACTACGTCAGCTGCTCTCCCTTCCGTGTGCCTATCGCACGTCTGGCCGCTGCTCAGGCTGCTATCAAAAATCCCAGAAAGTAAGATTGTTGCATGAAGATGCACTAATCGTGCAAAACATGGGAAGATAAACGTATGATAAACCCTCCCCGGTGAAACTGAATGGTTTTGCCGGGGAGGGTTTTAGTTTTAAGAGGAGAAAAAGTATGAAGAAAAGAAAAATTGATCCACTTGAAGAAATTATGAGTAATCCGTATTATCAACTACGTGATGATTATAACTATGCAGAAAAGGTGAAGGGGACTATTAGTTTTGGGCAATATAGCATGAAATATTGGGCATTAGAACGGGATATAGTCCTTGATGGAACAAAAAGTGAAATTACAGAAGAGAGATTCGTAAAGGCTATAATGGATGCACGAAAAGAAGGAGAAATATTAAATGATGAAGATGAGGTAAATGGAGCAAGAAAAATAAGAAGAAAAGTAATAAGTCATCTAAATATAATTTTTTGCGGAAAAGCAAAATGCAAAAGCCAAATTAAAATCGGAATAAATACGCAACTTACATTAAAAAATATAGTTTTCTTTAATTGGATTTTGAAAATAAACGGCAAAACGCTTGCAAAAACCATTGAAAGGATAGAAGGCAAAAAGAATGAGTTGATAACAAAAATTAGTGAATCCAGAGGTAAAACAAAGACGGTGGAAGATTATTATAGGGAACTTCTAGTTCGGGGATTAAACTCGTTAAAGGAAAATGAAATTAGTCCAAAACTTGTGGAAAAGAGAATAAAGGAACTTTATCCAGACATAAAGGAAGAACCTAAAAGTGAGATAGAAGATAGTCAAAAATTTGAGGGCTGGCCGATAATTTGGCGGCTTGGAGATGAACTTTTTGACATGGAGATGAAATATCCGCATTCAGAATGGGTGTACCAAACGATTTATCAGGACATACTGGAAAGTTTATCAAGATGCCATGAAGAGATTGAAAAGTGTGCTGATAAATTTTATGAGGCAAAGTGTAGAAAAGAAGGAAAGAAAGTAGAAGAGTAAAGATATTTTAAAATACGTTGAGGCCGAGAAAGTTAGGAGTTTCCAACTTTCTCGGCCTCAACGTATTTTTGTATAATTTGATTTTTAAAATATGAATAAACCATGAATGAAATACGCCCAAAATTTACGAAAAAGAGTTTTGAGCGGCCTAGGAGACAGAATAGGGTCATGATAAACTACTATTGCGAACGAAGTGGCCACTTCGAAACACAAAATAATTGATTTGCGAGGTACTTTACTATGACACAGAATGAATATGACAAGTGGTATCGGGAACTCAACGAAGCTCAGAAAGAAGCTACGGATGAGTTCTTTGCTTGGAAGGAGAAAGCATCTAAGGGTAAGGACTGTTATGCAGATATTGGGATTACCAGGATAAATGGGAAGGCTGAGGTTGCTCTTCGGGAAGGTGAGTATATTTCGCCGTTCAGAGGTTTCCAAATGAGCTTGAAACAGAATGGGAGGATTTTGTCAAGCTGTAATTGGAGATGTGAGGATGGAGTAGAAAAATTTCCGCTTCTGTTCAGCACAAAAACATTCAAATCTGGAAAAATAGCTGCCGGTATTTTTGTCCGAGACGGAGCAATGCAATCTCCGATTATACTTGGATGCCCGGACGATTTTGAACCGGATGCTTTCTATGAGGTGTTTGTACATGCTTGGGGAGCGGAAATGGGCTATCTTTGGGAGGGAGACGGAAAGATTCAGGGATTAACAAGAATCGACTATCTGCTCTCTGGTAATCTGGGAGAAACGCAGAATCCCATCGAAAAATTGGTCGAGCAGATGTACTTCCAGAAGACCACTTCGGAGGAAACCAACCATGAGTAATATGTATGGAAAGGACAAATTCCATGACAGGCAAAAAGCGGTATTACAGAAGTCCGCTCAAAAAATTGAGAATGATTCGGGTTGGTCACAGGATAATTTTTTGAGGGGATATGCTGAAGAAATTCTTCCGGCATCAGGAGCCGAGCTATCCTTTGGCGAACTTTGCGCAATAGGGGAGCAAGTTGAACAAGAGGCCGCTTTTTCTGCAAAGGAGGCGATGCGCAACAAAATCAAGGCAAGACGAGATGCTGAACGATATAAGTCAACAGGCACGGACAGCGAACAACGGACTCCTAATCCGTTTGAAGATTCTAGCGCAATAGCTACAGAATCTCCGAAAAATGAGGACACATTAAATACAATGAGGAAACACGCCGATGCCCAACCGACAAAATCGGCTGGGATAAAAACCTCAAAAAAACAGTCCCTTGTCGAAACGACAAGGGAACTAAAAAAGTATATCCATATCATTTCCTGTGGAGGTGTGCTGTATTACCACAATGAATATTACTACACACAGCTGGATTCAAAGCAGTTAATCAAGTTGTATCGTCAGAATGTGGACTATGAACTCAATAATGAATCTAGCCTACGTGGGTATAAGGATCTCTACGATTGCCTCGTAACAGATCCCCAAATTGAGTGCAGCGAGCCGGAAGATGAACCGATTTATGCACCTTTGGAAAATGGAATCCTTGACCTTATGGAGTGGAAACTTTATCCACACAGCCCGGATCAAATAACCTTTACCTGTATTAAGGCAAAATATGATCCACAGGCAAAGTGCCAGATATTTGAGGAATACTTGCAGCGAGTCACAGGTGGGGATTCCCTGCTGTCGGAGAGAGTTTGGATGGCAATCGGGTATTTGCTTATCTACCCTGCACGGGGAAAGTTCTTTATTTTCATGAAGGGTATCGGAAATAGCGGCAAGAGCGTTTTGGAAAGCTTTATCCGACGCCTGTACCCCAAAGAATCCATCAGCAGTATTAGACTTAAGCAAATGAAGAATGAATTTGGAATGTCTTCGTTAGCCAACGCTGTAATCAATTTTGACATGGACATGCCAAGTTCAAAAATTGATGAGGAGGCAGCTTCTCGATTGAAGCAGATTACAGGAGGCGATTCAATCAATGTTCCACGCAAATTTCGTGATGATGCGTTGCTGGAAAGGCATATAAAGTTTGTCTTTTCAAGTAATCACCCGCTTATCATTGACGGAGAAGATGATGCACTCCTAAAACGTATCATATATCTGCCTTTTAATTATGCAATCCCGGATGACCAGCAAGACCCGGATTTGGGAGAAAAAATTTGGAAAGAGCGAGATGCTATTGTTACAAAGGCACTGCGCTATGCGCGGAAGCTTGTGCAACTCAACTACATCTTCCCGGAGATTCCACAGGTGGACAACGTAAAGTGCATTATGAGAGACTCTATTGCGAAGACCGTAGGAAAATTTATACAGGAAAGCTGCGATAGGAGCGAGCCGAAAGCGGTGACCGCTACAGAAGACCTGTATAATGCTTACTCGGACTACTGCAAGGAGGAGAATATGTGGGCGTGTAGCAAAAAGGCATTCACAAAAGAACTTACCCAAAGGGGGATAAAGCATATTCGCTTCCGGTGTATAGGAGAGGATATGATTGCCCGAAAGAATCCGGTATCTGCTTTCCAAGGAATCAAGCACCGTCCGTAACTTCTGATTCTTCGATGATACGTTATACCTCTGACTCTAAGCACCATAAGCGATAACCAAGGGAGGTATCACAATGCTGGAAATTGACGAAAAGGCAATGGCCTATTGTCTGGTGGAAGCTCTCTTTGCAGCAGGAGTAATCAACCTGCCCACTTATCAGAACTTCCTTCGGATGAAGCGTGAGCAGGAGGAAGAACCGCCTGCAAAGGCTTCGTAAACAACAGAGAAAGGCTCTGGCGGAGGGAATTCGGCCAGAGCCTTTCTTTTTGCCGCAGAAAAGAGTCAGAGACAGTGGAGGTTAAATTTTATGAGGATAGCCGTGTACGCGCGTGTCTCAACAGAACATGAGGCACAAATCAACGCACTGGAAAATCAGTTGGAGTGGTATAAAATTGAAGGTTCTCGCCACCCAGATTGGGAAATCGTGGAGGTCTACGTAGACCAAGGCATCACCAGAACGCAAGCACAGAAGAGGCCAGAGTTTTTACGCATGATGGAGGATGCCCAGAAGGGAAAATTTGACCTTATTATTACTCGCGAAGTGAGCTGCTTTGTACGAAATACGGTTGATACGCTATCCTATACACGTGAGTTGAAAGCACGTGGGGTGGATGTGTTTTTCATCAACGATGGTATCAACACGGCAACCAACGATGGCGAACTTCGGTTAACGATCATGTCTTCCATGGCACAGGATGAGAGCCGCAAAATTTCAGAGCGCGTAAAGGCTGGGCAGAAAATCAGCAGAGAAAAGCACGTTCTGTATGGCAGCGGAAACATCTTAGGATACCGCAGGGTGAATGGAACCTATGTGCCTGAACCGGAACAGTCTGAAACGGTAAGGTTGATTTTCCAGATGTATTCGAGTGGTGAAGTCGGCCTACAGAAAATAGTCGCAGAGTTGTATCGTCTTGGACGGTTGGATGCGGGAGGTCATGTTTCGTGGGACGCTTCCAAGGTGAGTCGGGTCCTGCACAATGCAACATATAAGGGATGCATTTGCTATAATAAATCCCATAGTGACGGTTACTTGACGCAGAAGCGTATCAAAAATCTGGATGAAAGCAGCTACATCTATGTGAAAGGGGATTTTGAACCATTGGTTTCGGAAGAAATGTGGGAGAGATGCCAGCAGATTTTGGCATCGAGATCAGCACGAGTAATCGATGAAACCGGAAAAAAGCACAAGTACATGAGAAATACGCCAAAGTCAGTCTGGACAGCAAAACTGCGGTGCAGCTGTGGCGCAGGATTTATTCAGTTCAAGTGGCGTGTGAACCGGGATGGTGCTGTAATTCATGGATTTCAGTGCTACCGCCGTACACGCAGGCCGAGCATCAGCTATTTGCAGGAGCATGGCCTTGATTTGAGTATCAGCTGCAAAATCAAGGCTATCAGTGAGTGGAAGCTGGACTTGATGGCGGCAAAGGTGTTTGAACATCTCACATTTGACAAGGGAAAGACAGTCAAAGAGGTCTATAAAATTTTGAACCGCTGCATGGCAGAGGAAAAGACTGTCCGCATTTCCAGAAAGGCGATGCTGGAAAGCAGCATCGCCAGACAGAGGGAGCGTCTGGATAAGTACATAGACCTGTGTGCAGACGGAATCATCACAAAACAGGAATTGGCAGAACGGCGAAAGGGGCTGGATGCGCAGATTGCAGAATTGCAGTCTCAATATGAGAATGTGGAACAGGAGGATGAGCGCAGTGGAACTCTTGACATGAATTTGATTGCGCAGAAGTTGGATGAGTGGCAGAAAGCATAGAGGAATGATGTTGACCGGGAGCTTGTCAATAGCTGTGTGGCGCAGATTACGCCGCTGACGGACGAGGAGTATCGCTGGGTGCTTGATTTCCAACTGACAGAAGTGCAGAGTCGAAATAGTGCTACTTGTACGTTGGATGGCTTTATGGAGATGGCTCGTTTTAGGATTTCTTTTGAAGAAGCTAAGGCTTCCCGAAATCAGGGGATTCGTAAAAATGAGTGGCATGACCTCACGGTAGCCGTGGGTATCCGCACAAAAACTTGACCGTAAAGTACTGTGCCAGCTGTGCCGGATGTGTCAGAATTTTTGAGAAACTTTTATTATATATTATCTATTATCCCTATCGCTTTATCTAAGAGAGAAAATAGAGTAGAAGGGATAAAAATAAAGAAATATATAGAGAGTTTCATAAAAACCTGACACATTTGACACACCTGACACAAGACAAAGCGTATCTGAAAAAATTACAGTTATATATTATCTTTGTAGAAAGACCTGTGAGCAGTTTGATTCTGTCCACAGGTCTTTACTTTTTGCTTGAAAAATGGAGGAAAAACAATGGCTGATATTATGGTAAAGATTCTGATGAAGGGTGCAAAAGCAATCGGGAAAACTGCTGTAATACTCATTATTTGGATCGCCCATAAACTCGAAAACAAGCAATCACATTAAAATTTTAGGAGGTAGTAGTTATGTCTGCAAATGTTGAAACCATGTTCTCTGTCCGTGAAACCCCTTGGCACGGTCTTGGCCGCATCGTGATGGATGCCCCTGCAAGCCGTGAAGCCTTGGAGCTGGCTGGTCTGGATTGGCAGGTGGAAAGCCGCAACATCTATTCCGGCACGGGTGCTATGATCCCCGGCTATCGTGCCAATGTCCGCAGCACGGATGAAGCTGTTCTGGGCGTGGTGTCTGACCGCTACCGCATTGTGCAGAACGAAGAAGCGTTCCAGTTCACGGATGACCTGCTGGGTGAGGGTGTTACTTACGAAACTGCCGGTTCCTTGCAGGGCGGCAAGAAGGTCTGGATGCTGGCAAAGCTGCCGGAGAAGTACATCATCGCCGGAGACGAAGTAACCCCCTATCTTGTGTTCTTTAACAGTCACGATGGCAGCTCTGGTGTAAAAGTTGCCATGACCCCGGTTCGTGTGGTCTGCCAGAACACCATGAACCTGGCTCTGAGTACTGCAAAGCGCATCTGGACTGCTCGCCATACCGAAAATGTTCTGCTGCGTGTGCAGGATGCCCGTGAAACTTTGCAGCTTGCCAACGGTTACATGGCAGAACTGGGCAAGGGCATCCATGAGCTGACCATCATCAAGCTGTCTGACCGCAAGGTGCAGGAGTTTATCAACGAGTTCTTCCCCATCACGGAAGACTTAACCGATGGCCAGCGAAAGAATAACCTGCGCTTGCAGGAAGATTTGAAGGCTCGCTACTATAATGCACCTGATCTGGAATGGGTCGGAAAGAACGGCTGGCGGTTCGTGAACGCTGTTTCAGATTTTGCCACCCATGCAGACCCCATCCGCAAGACCCGGAACTACAATGAAAATCTGTTTTTGCGCACCGCAGAGGGCAATCCGATGATTGATAAAGCTTATAAGATGGTGCTGGCCGCAGCATAAAGGAGCGAATCATGAACGATGTGAGCAATCGGGCTGTCCGGGAATTTTCTGAGTTCCTGAACAGCATCGAAGCCGATTTTCCAAAGCCTACTTGCACCACGGCATACGAGATCACGATGAAAAGCACCATTGTCAGTGCCTTGATTACGCTGGACACCGAAAAGCAAATGGACGAGCGTTTCTGGAACCATCTCCGGGTGCAGCGGAACATTCTGGATTTCCTGTATGCCCTGTGGCTGGATGATGACCGCACTTTGGTGGACGAGTTTTCCGCCATTATCAAAGACTTGGTGGAATATGATTTCTCCATTGTAGAAGAACAGATGAAAGAGAGGTTGAACATTGCATGAAAAGGCTTGTATCTACATTGAATTTACCCAAAGAAGATTGGCTCCGTTACCGCAAATGCGGCATTACCGGCACGGATGCCGGAGCTATCCTTGGCCTGAATCCCTACCGTTCGGCATTTCAGGTTTACCACGATAAAATCAGCGATACCATTGAAAATATCGACAATGAGGCCATGCGGCAGGGCCGTGACTTGGAAGAGTATGTGGCACAGCGCTTCACCGAAGCAACCGGTCTGAAAGTACGCCGCGCAAATGCCATTTACCAGAGCGAGGAACATCCGCTGCTTCTGGCAGACTTTGACCGCCTGATCGTTGGGCAGAAAGCAGGGCTGGAGTGCAAAACGGTCTCATCGTTTTCTGCGGACAAGTGGGCTGATGGGAAAATCCCGGCTCATTATCTGGCGCAGGTTGACCACTACTTAGCCGTCAGCGGTTTCGACTGCTGGTATGTGGCAGCTCTGATTTTCGGCAAAGAGCTGGTGATCCACAAGATCGTGACAGATAAGCAGGTGCTTTCTGATCTCATTGATAAGGAAGAACTTTTCTGGACGAACCATGTTGTGCCCCAGATTCCCCCTGCACCCAATGGCTGTGACAGTGATACGCAGAAAATCAACCAGCTTTATGAGGCGGATAGTCGGGACAAGACCGCTGATCTGAGTGCCCTGCATGGACTTCTGGATAAGCGGCAGGAGCTTTCCGACCAAATCGAGCAGATGGAACAGGAGAAAACGGCTATCGAGCAACAGGTCAAGCTGCAAATGCAGGATGCTGCCTATGGCACAGCACCGTGCTATAAGGTATCGTGGGTGTCCTCCGAAAGCAAGCGTGTGGATTCCCAACGTCTGCGGAAAGAGCAGCCGGACATTTTCAACCAGTACAGCAAAAATGTAAGCAGCCGCAGGTTCACCATCGTTCATGCGGCATAAATCTTGTATCAGGTGGCAGGGAGTAAATTCTCTGCCGCCTTTTTTCTTGGAGGTTTATTATGGTCACAGAAAATCCGTTCGTAAAATTATTCGCTATCGACTTCAAAGATCATCTGGAAGTCAAGAAGTCCGGAAACACGGAACTGAAATATGTAAGCTGGGCGTATGCCTGGGCAGAGGTGAAAAAGCTGTATCCCGCTGCCAGCTACGAAGTCAAGAAATTCAACGGTCTGCCCTATGTTTATGACCCCATAACCGGCTTCATGGTGTATACCTCGGTCACGATTGAGGGCGTTTCGCACGAAATGTGGCTGCCTGTACTGGATGGCGCAAACAAAGCCATGAAAGCTGTGCCTTACACCTATACCACCCCGAAATGGGACTACAATCCGCAGACCCGCCGCCGTGAAAAGATCGGCATGGAAGAGCGCACCGTAGAAGCAGCCTCCATGTTCGATGTGAATAAAGCTATTATGCGGTGCTTGGTGAAGAACCTTGCTATGTTCGGCTTAGGTCTGTACGTCTACGCTGGAGAAGATTTACCGGAAGATGCTGCACCGCAGCCAGAGGCAGAACCGCAAAAACAGCCGAAACCGAGATCCTCTACCCCGAAGCAGGAACAGCCGCCTGTGCCCTGCATCTGTGCCCGGTGCAATCAGCCCATCAAAAGGGTCAAGCTGAAGGATGGCTCCATCATGCAGGCGGCAGAGTTTGCAGCCACCCATGAGGGAATGTGCGCAGACTGCTATAAAGCTACCCGACTTAATGTGGCATAAAGGAGAAATTTATATGTCTTGCAATGCGATGACCGAACACTATGAAGAAATCACTGTCTGCGGAAAGCCTGCATTATTCACCAGCTTCCGCATAAAAAGGGATACCGTCCCGGATGGTTTATATGCCTACGATGTGCGGCATGATGATGACTGCCGAGGGATTCCCTGTGAGATTGCATCATTTATCATGGTCAATCACTGGGAAACGATTATTCTTGCAGAGCCGCTGGAGCTGCCCGATGATGGACGGCGGTATATCGACGAAGAGAGTGACTGGAACTATGACCCATTTGGAGGAGCAGAGAAAAATCAAAAGCCTTGTGTGACGGTGGGAGAGTTTATGAGTCAGTATCTGAACCGTTGATAAGAGCGAGCCGTGTCGTTCCTTATAAAGTTCAAAAGTTATCGCAGGTGACGGACGGCGCGAACCGTTGTCAACGGAGATAATCTTTTGAAGTTTATGAGGGATGACTAAGGCTCGCAGGAAAAAGTATTAAAAATGCCGTGGGTATAGAAAAGTATCAATCACAGCATGATGAAACCGATTTGCTAAGGCAAATCGGTGGAGCTAAAATGACGTTCGGCATTTTTGATACGGAAAGAAAATAGTTATGAGCGTTTATGGTTATTGCAGAATTTCCACTGCAGAGCAGAGCGTTGACCGTCAGGTTCGCAATATCAGGGCTGAGTACCCGACTGCTCACATTGTGCAGGAAGCCTATACGGGAACTTCCATCGTTCGACCTGAATGGAGCAAGCTGTATCGGATTCTGAAAGAGGGAGATACGGTGGTGTTCGATTCCGTCTCTCGAATGTCCAGAAATGCAGAAGAAGGATTTTCACTGTATGAGGATCTCTATCATAAGGGTATCCGGCTGGTATTCCTGAAAGAGCATCACATTGATACCGAAACGTACAAAAAGGCCCTGTCTGGCAGCATTGCCATGACAGGAACCAATGTGGATTTTATCTTAAAAGGTATCAACGAGTATCTGATGGCATTGGCAAAAGAGCAAATCAAGCTGGCCTTTGAGCAGTCTGAAAAAGAAGTGGCCGATTTACACCAGCGTACTCGTGAGGGTCTTGTAACAGCAAAGCTGAATGGAAAACAGGTTGGACGTAAAAAAGGCACTGGATTTGAAACCAAGAAGTCTAAAGCGGCCAAGGGGAAGATCCGTATCCATTGTAAGGCGTTTGGCGGTACATTGGATGACATGGAGTGCATGAAATTGACTGGACTTGCCCGGAATACCTATTATAAATATAAGAGGCAGATTCGGGCTGGATTGGCTGACGAGGGAAAAACTTAAGAAGGAACAGTTGTTATGAAGAACGAAAAATGTGTAAAAGAAGAACCCCATAGCGAATTTACAAAAGAGGAACAAGAGGAATTTTTGAATTTGCTGGGTCGCATAACCCCGGAACAGCGTGAAGCGCTGAAAAAAGTTCTGAAGTCCTTTACTTAATGAAGAAGGATGCCGGGTGACACAATGGTTGCTCGACATCCTTCTTTTTTGTAAATGTGTGTA